GTGAAAAATTACTACGGCGTAAAAGCAGAATTCTATGACAACGGAACAGTCAAAGCCTGTATTGAAACTAGGCAGGGAAAAACTATCCCTAAAAATCAGTTCAAAGTAACTCCCATTGCGGATTGCTATATTGACTGGTTTGAAAACAAAGCAGAAGCAGAAAGCTTCTTGAAAAAAGCGAGGGCGGCATAGGGTGAGCCTACACAATTAGGCAAGACAGTCCTGACAAGATTATAGAGTATGTTTCGGCGACCTATAACAGTTATGGAGAAAAAGCAATTTTGAAAAAATCACATTAAGTGTGATTGGAATTGTTATGTCAAAAAATCCATTAATAAATGGATTGGCGAAGCTATGCCTAAATAAAAGGAGAAAAAATGAAAATGACTGAAAAAGAAATAGAATTAACTCACGAATTAGACTTATACAAAAAAGCTATAGAAAAAATAAAAATAGCGGCTGATTCTGCATATACCTATCCGGGAAGGGTAGAAATGATTAAACAAATCATTGATATACATGAGGCAACTGTAAGAGATTAAAAATCTTTGAGAGAGGGGGGAAATGGAAATAATAACGGCATTAATATTATCGATAGCCGCAGAGGTAGGAATACCGCCATATTTTGCGCTTGCAGTTGCATTGATAGAAAATCCGCAACTTGATCAATTTGCATTAAGTGATAGAAATGCAAATGGAAGTATTGATAGAGGTGTAATGCAGTTAAATAGTTATACCTTCCCCGATATTAATTGGAGCGACCCTGAAACAAATATTAGAGCTGGGTGCGAGTATCTAAAGCATTTAGCTGACATGGATATACATAATACATGGTGGGCGGTAGCTATAAGCTACAACTGCGGCTATAACAAATTAAACGATCCGCCAGTATCTACTATTGGTTATGCAGGGCGAGTGATTAACAAATGGGAAGAATTAGACCCGCACGGGTTCTATGTAGTAATAAATAAACGGAGGGGATTATGAAGGGAATGTTTTACAGACTTGGGGTAAGGATTAAAGAATTCGGTGAGAGAAAAAACATCGGTTGTTTAATCAGGCTTGGGCTTTCAATCAGAAACTACATGGCGAATATATGAGATGTTACAGAATAAAAAAATCTAGCAACCCAAAAGAGAACACTGCTTGGAAATGGTTTGCTAAGTATATTAAGACAAGAGATGCCATTAAAACTACAGGGGATATATATTATGCAAAATGTATAACCTGTGGGGAAGTACACCCGATTGAGGACACAGAAGATAGAGATGGCATGGATGCCGGACACGCAATACCGGGAAGAATGAACTCTATCTTATTTAATGAAGACTTAGTAAATGCACAATGCAGAAATTGCAACCGTACAAATAAAGGCGAAAAACAAATGTATAAGCAGGTTTTGATTGATCGGCATGGTCAAGATTTTTGGGATTTTTGGCAGACTGAAAAGAATAAACCTGTGAAGTTTACCAACTTTGACTATGAGCAGATTTCAAAATCGTATAGAGAGAAATACAAGGCATTGATTAAAGGGTGCGTGGCGTAAAGGACGCGCGACAGGGCTATGGCTAAAAGAATTCTAAGCTGTCATGCAGGTTCAAATCCTGCCGCTTCCATTGCAATAGAATACTCCTATTGCTTGCTTTCCCCTCCCAACGGAAAGCTAAGGGAACTAGCCCTCTGCCTAGTCATGCAGGGGATATTTTAAGAGGGGGAAAATATGAATATAGGTAGCAAGTACAAAAACAAAACCGAAGCTGTAAATGCGGTAATTGACAAATACCCATTAAAGCATAAGTTTAAAAGTGGCGAATTTTTACGGGATTTAATCAGGGTTTATCCGATGGCAAAGTTTGACAAGACAGGGGTATTCATGCGCCGAATGAGAAGTGTAAAAACTAGCAAGGGAGCTAGGAAAATATTGTGTATAGACCATGCAAAGTCTATATATCAAAAGGTGCATAATTAAGGATAGACGGTTGAAAAAAAGTAAATCAGACATTATAATTAAAGGTATGACTACAAAAGAGGTTTCAGACCTTACGGGCATAGCCCAAAGAACTGTAATTAAATACGCTGAAATACTAAACATATCCTACCTAGGCACTGGAAGGCGCAAAATATATGACTGGAAAAAGACCGATATTGAAAGGTTAAAAAAGTCTATAGGCAAGCCGGGCAGACCTAAAAAAGCAAAAAGCTAGCAAAAAACCGTAAAATATGCGACAAATAGCACTTTTCCTATACACCCGTTAAGTAGAATTCGTAAAAAAAGTGAAAAAAAAGCAAAATATTTTTCCAAAACACTTGACAATTAATGCGACAAGTGGCATAATTAAAGTATAAGATAAACAATATCTTAAAACTTAATTAAAGAGGGTAAGGAAATGACAGTAGCAGTACAAGGATATGAGAAGGCGTTTCAGATGGGTCGGGCGGCGTTCCATAACGGTATAAAGTGCGCTCCATGCAATGACCGTGATTTTATGGATTGGACTTGTCCCCGGACAGGTAAACCTTTTTTTGAAAAGACCAAAGAAGAGCATAAGAGAACAATCCAGCTCTTAGACGCATGGCTAGGCGGCTGGACAATGGAAAACATAAAAGCTCCAGTCGGTAGAAGTTAAAAAATGAGCGTATTACAAGAAGCTGAAATAGCTATTGATGAATTTGTCAAAAATAATGTTTCTTGTAATACTTGCATATTTTTTGAAAAAGAATTGTTTGGGGGAATTTGCAATGGATATGAATTGCCATTAGGTAGGATGGAAAATTCTGACAGTATGTGCGAACAACACCAATTTGCAAATGACAGCCAGCAAAGTCAGCTTGAAAGTCTGCAAAAAATATGGGTAAACGCATGGCAGATAGTACATGGGTTTTTATATCGTTATTAACGGAGGCAAGGAAATGACAAGAATAGAAGCTATTAAAAAAGCCGCAGAATTAAAGACTATTTTAATTGCGCTAAATACGCCAGAAGGAAACACAAATTTTACTGAATGGGCGCGTTATTTTTCAAAATTCCCTATGCGGTCAAAAAAACTGCCTGTATTCAGTTTGCTTGGTTTTATTGAAATGGCAGAGGGAAAAATTAATCATTATAAAAATGTTTTATCGGAGGCAGTATGAGCATGGGATTAAGTATGATTCACGATACCCTAGACTTTATGTCGGCAGGTACAAAGGATCAAAACAAAGAATTCATAGAAAGCATTAAACAATTATTCATATCAGGCAAGATTGGCGAGCAGTCAGCCAAACGAAGGTTGGCGGCTTATGGGGTCAAGTCTTCCATGATAATTGTTGATGAATGGTTTGTAGAAAAACATGGGGGTAAGAAATGAGTAAGAAAATAAGCTATGAAATAGGAGCGGATTATTCTGCATGGGAAAAATTAGTACATGAAATGTTTGTAGATGAAGAAGGGAATCCAAAAGAGCCTACGGAAGAAGAAAAAAAGTACTTAGAAAAATGCTTTTTAGAGATTGTAGGTGATGCAGAAACAAAGTTTGATAATATGGGCAGACTCATAAAAAATATAGAGTTTGAAAAATCCATTATTGAAGGTGAGAAAGTAGCCTTGTATAAGGAAGTGGAGCGACTAAGAAAAAGAATAGAGGCTAGGGAAAATAAAATAGGCGGCATTAAGAGTGTGGCAGCTTATTTGTTAGGAGAGCTAAAATTAAAAAGCACTAAAACGCCTTTATTTTCATACTATTGGCTTAACTCAAAAAAATCAGCTAGACAAAATGCAGACTTCAAGGCAAGGGAAATACCAGTTGAATTCTTGAAACCTGAAATTTCACCGTCTGCTATAAACAAGGCTATTGAAGAGGGCAGGTTATATGAAAAAGAAAACGATAAAAACGACAAATTAAAATTGAATACTGGGAAACTTTTCTACAGAGATGACGGAGTAGAAAAAGTTTTACAGGGCGTTAGTTACTTAGGTGGTAGCACCTTAGTAGTTAGATAATTGGAGGTAAATATGGAAAAAGGGATTTATAAAGCGGTAGCCGATGCAATGGCAGAAATACAGCCCATTGCAAAAAGCAAGAGAAACAGTCAACAAGGTTTCCAGTATAGGGGAATTGACGATGTAATGAATGAATTAAACCCTATATTGGTAAAGCATAGAATATTTGTATATCCAGAGGTTATAAACTCACAAAGGCAAGAACGCCAAACGCAAAAAGGCGGTGCATTGATTTATTCTATCTTGACTATCAAATATCATTTTGCACACGAAGACGGCTCTGAAATATGCGTAACGGTTATTGGTGAGGGCATGGACAGCGGCGACAAGGCAAGCAACAAGGCAATGGCAATTGGTATGAAATATGCTTGCTTACAGGTGTTCTGCATACCGACAGATGACATGACAGACCCCGATGCGACAACGCCGCCTCCGTCAACTCCGATTAATGGCAACGGCAAGCAAAATGAAACTAAACCAAACGACAAACAAGATATTAAAGAGATAGGCGAAAAGATAGGGCAGATAATGAACGCAAATAACCCCGACCAGAAACCATATTTTTCACAAAAAGAAAAAGATATGGAGCGGACTATATACCAAAATGCCAACGGGTTACAGGCAGTTAAAAACCAATATGAGCGGTTAAAAAACAGCCTTACAACTAGGGAAAATGAGTATATGAAAACCGTACCTTTTGGGGAAAAAGAATTCAAAGATGATATTCCTGAATCTAAACAGGAAGAACTAATAAATTAAGGGAGATAAAAATGGCTGACATTAATCATGTTACTTTAATCGGAAATCTAGTAAGAGATGCGGAACTTAAATACACCGCAAACGGAACGGCAGTGAGTAAATTTTCACTAGCAGTAAATACCAGAAAGAAAAACGGCGACCAGTGGGAAGATGTGGCTAATTTCTTTGATGTTGTTGTTTGGGGTCGGCAAGCTGAAAACTTAGACCTATATCTGAAAAAAGGGAAAAAGATAGCCGTTGACGGCGAGCTTAGACAAGACCGATGGCAACAAGACGGGCAGAGCAGGTCAAGGGTTGAAGTAGTGGCAAATACAATTCAGCTTTTAGGCGGGAATGAAAAGCAAGAAAGCAGTGGCAACTATAACGGCAATAGGGCGGATTGGTAGTGGCAAGAATTCTAATAACCAGTGATTATGAATACTCCGGCGACAAGCTAGACATTGGTAGTTATTACTTTTGCCAAAAAGATGACAACGGCACTCTACAGCAGAATTCTTTATTCCATGCCTTACTGGATATATTCTATAAATCAGGTTGTTATTCATACCCTGTAGATAATTACACAGATTTTAGAAATTATGTGAAAGAACATCTAGGAGCAGGGTATGAAAGTTATTTCTTTATGTACGAATCGGATAACGGACTTGCAGAGGGGCGTGTAAAAAAACTGGAAGATGTACCTGTGTTAAAACTTGGTATAAAAGCAGACGGAAACAAAATGCTATGGGGCGATTTAAAAAGCTGGAGTAAGTACACCAAAAAAGAGCGCATGGAAACAATAAACCGACTTTTAGTGGATATGGATAATTCAGGGATAAATTCTGCAAAGTATTTTGAGATAAGAAAAGAGCTTGAGGGATAGCAAAATGCAACTAATACATGATCATTTTCAAAATTACAAACGCCACCACATTCCAAAAGCCCAGCTTGTAATTGCGGATATACCCTATAATGTCGGCAATAATGCCTATGCAAGTAATCCGCAATGGTATAAAGACGGCGACTTGAACAACGGTCAATCAAAACTTGCAGGGAAGCAATTCTTTGATACAGACAAAGATTTTAAGATACCTGAATACTTTCACTTTTGCAATAAACTTGTAAAACCCGAACCTAAAGAAACAGGATCGGCAGGGTGTATGATAGTATTCTGTGCTTTTGACCAACAATGGGTATTAATTGAAGAAGCCAAAAAGCACAATTTCAAAAATTACATCAATCTAGTCTTTTATAAAAACTACTCACCGCAAGTATTAAAAGCAAATATGCGGGTAGTAGGGAATTGTGAATATGCGATTCTTTTCTACAGAGATAAACTACCTAAGTTTAATAATCACGGGAGAAAGGTCTTTAATTGTATTCCTATGGAGCGAGATACAGAAACGCCGTCAATTCACCCTACACAGAAACCGATTAGACTTTTAAAGTTTTTAATTGACACTTTCACAGATGAAGGTGATGTAGTAATTGATCCTTGTGCCGGGAGCGGTATTACTTTAATAGCCGCCGAACAGCTAGGGCGTAAGGGATATGGTTTTGAAATTAAAAAAGAGTATTGCAGGGAGTTTGAACGCCAATTAAAACCATTGGCGGCTGAAAAAGAATTTTGTTATTAGATTTGGGGGATAAAAATGGCAGATAATATATTTTCAACTTATGTAATGAGTGAAACAACAATACAACAAATAAGGGTATTGCCCCCTGACACTCAATTAAAGTTTTTTTGGGCGGTTACAGAATATGGAATAGACGGTATAGAGCCTGAATTTGAAGGGTTAGAATTGGCAATATGGATACCGATGCGGGACTTAATCTTTAATTCAAAGCACAAAAGCGAAAAATGGTTGAATAAACAAAAAGAAAATGGCAAAAAGGGCGGTAGACCAAAAACCCAAGATAACCCAAATAAACCCAACGAAACCCAAGATAACCCAAATGTTGTTTGGGTTAATCACGAAACCCTTAATGTAAATGATAATGTAAATAAAAATAATAATGACAATGAGCGTGAAAAACTTTTTGTTTCACTTTGGCAAAAGAACGGCGATGTATTCAATGCTTTTGCTAGACTAGACCAACCCAACGAATGGCGTAACTTTTGGGATAGGTGTAATTTTTCCCCCCAGCACATAGAAACAGCCGTCAATAATGTGGTCAATGCGGTTAAATCCGGCTTACTTCAACGCCGTTATATACCGTCAACCCCGGATAAGTTTGTTTTGAATGACTGGTTTAATAGGGGGCTTGACGATTTCAAGCCTAAAGAAATAAAAGAGCCGGATAAAAAACCTAGCCATATTCCCGATGCGGATGCATCAGATAAAATGCTTGAAGAACAAGAAAATTATAGAAAAAATGCTCTTGAAAATGGAAATTTAGAAAATGACTTAAAAAAAATATTAAGAAAAAGGCAGGAGGAATGAAATGTTTGAAGAAACATTAAAAGAATTTGCAAAGGCGTTGGATTTTAGCGGTGTTGTATCACAGATAAAATCTATGAATAGTGAGCTTGAAAAAATTAATGAGAGACTGGAGGCATTACATGAAAATAACCTACAAGAAAATTGACTTTGAGGTAACAGGAACTTATGTCCCCAAAGTACAAGGCAAGGATTATCTAAACAACGGCGATCCCGGCTACCCATCAGAGGGAGCATATCTTGACGAGATGGATATTTTGCATGAAGGGGAATCAGTGTATGAGGTGCTAAGCGAAAAAGCTGTCAGCGAGATAGAGAGATTAGCACTAGCAGAAATGGAGCAAGCGGAAATCGCCGCTTAAAGGAGTAGAATATGACAAAAGAAACGGGCGGATCAGCATTTCCGTTAAGCCACGAGGGAATGTACCAACAAGGAATGACCCTGCGTGATTACTTTGCAGGTCAGGTCTTAGCAGACTGTTATAAACAACTATGTATAGATGAAGCAGTTGTTTATGCTTACAAAGTAGCAGACGCAATGCTAAAGGAGCGTGAGAAATGATTACAGAAATATTATTTGGTTTTATTGCGGTGTCTGTGCTTATTATGCAGATAAATTTATTTCTTATATCCAAGAGATTGGATCGTTTTTCAACTATTGTAGATTTGTTAATAAATGATTACATAGATGAGGCGTTAGATAAGAGAGAGGAGAGTAAAAATGAATAGTGCAGTAGTATTCGGTATCATTATGTATTTTTTTATTGGTGCTTTGGGATTCCTCTTAATGTGGTTGTCAAGAAAAGTAGATCACATTTCATCGCTTGTAAACTTTTTAATGCAAGACTATGTAGATGAAGCTGTAGATGAAGCCATAGTAGAAAATACTGATAAGGAAAAAGAACGGAAGCAGTGGATATTAGAAAATAATAATGATACTGGTTTCCATGTTCTTAAATGCCCTGACTGTAAAGAGTATGCAGGTACATCTGTTGCTAATTACTGTAGGATGTGCGGTGTGGGGTTATCTTTACCAAAAGAATCGAGTGAGGAGCGTGAGAAATGAAAGAACTTAAAGACATATTAAAACCGCCATTCACAAGTTTAGAAAGTTTAGTATTAAATGGGGATAAGTATCAAGACATTATATGCTCTGTTTATAATAATGTACTTAGATGTGATTGTATAAGTACCGAGGATTGTAATTGCCCAGAGCTGGATGCTATTGCAACTTGGATTGCTGAAGCCCTAAACGAAAAAACAGAACGGGAATGGGGAGAAAGGAAGAGGCAGAATGAAAAGTGGGGAGAGCAGAATCACCCTATGCTTGGGAGTTCTTATGATTTGCAGCTTGCGAGGGAAAATGAGGCTTATTACAAAAAGCTAAACAAATTAGCTATAGATAAGTCATGGATGAGTATTTTACTTGAAGAAGTCTACGAAGCCTTTGCCGAAACCGACCCTGTAAAACAGCGTGAAGAGATGGTGCAAGTTTGTGCTGTGGCTGTTCAAATTGTTGAATATCTGGATAGGAGTTACTTTGGGGGAGTAGAAGAAGATGATGGTATTGAAAATTATCATTGTCCTAACTGTAATAGTTTTCTATCATTCCACGAAGACTGGAGCATAAGAGATGAGATTGACGGTGAGTCTTGTGTTGTGTGTCCAGTTTGTCGCCAAACAAAGATGGATAGGCAAATTAAGGGAGGTAAGGATGGAACATAGAAGCGTACACATATCAGTTTGTCCTTATTGCAATTATCACATGGATCATTGCCAATGCCACGAAAACACAAATAAAAAGAATTGTTGTAATTGTGGTGCTAGGTTAGATGACGGGGGTTATGTAGCACCCACTGGAAAACTCGGTGATAGGTTCTGCGGTATGTGTGCAGAACAATTTAACGACTTTGACGGTGAGTAGCGGTGCAGATAATTAGTTTGGATAGGAGGATAAGGTGTTAGAACTAGACTTGCCCAATAGATATAAGCTTCCTTTTCACGAGTTTACAGATATGGCTATGGATAGGTGCAAAAGGTGCATACATTTTTACGGCACGGTAAAGTTTAATGACAAGTTTATCAAGGGTAATTTTTGCTGTCATTGGGAAGACATGAGTGATCATAGGTTAGATATTATTAAGCAAGGTGTTTGTGAGTCTTGTGTTTTTGAAAGAGATAAAGACTCTGGTCATCCGTATAATGCTTTACGCCTGACTGGAAAGAATGTAGGTGTTTTGAATTTGGATGGAGATTAATTTGGATAGAAGGATGGTATGCAGTTAGATTTAACAAATCAAAAACTTATTAGTCAAGTTAAAGCCTGCCAAAGAAGGGAAGCTGGTATGTTAGGGGATGGTGTGGCTTTGTCGAGGATTTTACACAATAGGTGTTCTCTTGCCTGTCCTATAAGAATAAAGTATGGAGTTTGTAAGCCTGTGCTTAGAAGGAAGGTGTTAGATGACAACCAATGAATTAAAGCCCTGCAAGTGTGGGTTTATACTAACAACCGATTCTCTGCCGTCTCATTTTTTTATCCGTGCTATAGACGACACTGGATATATAAAGTGTCCAGAGTGCGAACTTAAAAGTGATAGGGTATCTGATAAAGACAGAGACAAATTAAAGCAAAAAGCCATAGCCGCATGGAATAAAAGAGTAGGTGAAAATGAGTGAAGTAAAAAAATGCCTGTGCGGAGCAGAACCCATCGTAGAGAAAAAACCCTGCAATGATGGTGATTACGATGAGGATTATATGCTGTTCAAATACCATTGCCCTAACTGTAAGGAAAAAGAACTTCCCTGGCTTGGTCAGTGGAGCGATTGCGGCGCTTTACAGGAGTGGAACACGGTAGCCGGGGAAAAAGAATATAGAAAAAGAACGCTCGAATACAACGAGCATGGTGTCTGTGTTGCGGAGCCGTGGAAGATATTAGAATGGTCGGGTAAAAAAGGGCGTGATAAAGTTACTATCGAGATATTTTATGATAACGATGTCTATTATTATGGTTACGGCTATTTAATTAAAAATGAAGGGGCAAGTAGTGGATTATGGATTAGTGATAAAGGGTTTGCGACATTAAAGTTATTAGGCGAAGATGTAATGGAAAATCTAAACAAGGAAAGTATAAAAGAGATAGTCTGCGGACTTGTAAAATCGTATATTGAAAAACCACAACTCACACAAGCGGAGTTGTTTTAATAAATTATTTTCGGGGGTAAAAAATGAGAGAGATTGAGTTTAAAGGAAAAGACAAAGTAACAGGCGAATGGAGATATGGGTATTATTATTCGGAGTGCGGCTGTCATTACATTTTTGAAAACAGGCAAAAAGAATCAATGCTTAAAAGAAATGTTATACACGAAGTTATCCCCGAAACCGTAGGGCAATTCACCGAATTACTGGATCGTAACGGCAAGAGGATTTACGAAGGGGATATTTTAGAAGCAATAAGCAAAGAAGATCGATATGTAGGTAAAATAGTTTTTTTACAAGGAACATTTATATTACAAACTGGCATTTGTAAAGACAATAACGGAAAAGAAGTACCTGAAGGAATACCGCTTTGTGATATTGTCCGTTTTGAGAAAACTATTAATTTACAAACAAAAATAATCGGCACAATCCACGACAACCCAGAGCTATTAAAGGAGGCAGAATGAATACTTTTATGTGCGACTTATGCGACAAAGGATTAGGCTTAACTGGAAACTGTGATGGGTGCAGGGAAGAAGAATATGAGCCAATATTATGTTTTCTCACAGGCGATGAGTGTGATAACTGCAATTATTGTATAGGCGAGGAGGCAGAATGTTAGATATACCCCTAGGAAAGGCTTTAGTGCCGATAGAAAGCAAAGATTGTATAGGTTGTTACTTTGACAAGGATAACAAAAAATATTGTCCTAGATGGGGTTTAGAACTAGATGGGTATGATATACCCTGTGGTGCTGACGACCGCAAAGACGGCAAGAACGTTATATTCAAGCTCATTGATTATACGGCGAAGGAGACAAAGGAATGAAACGGGAAAAAGACGGCTTGGAAGAAAAAGTACAAGCATACATCAATGACCCAGATACAAGGGTAGAGATTGTCCACAGCAATGAAACAGGCAAGTGGGTGTATGCCGTTTGTGTCGCAGATGATGACTTTTGGCTTGACAGTTTTGAAACTGAAAAAGAAGCGTTAGAGTATATCGCTAAAAACAACCTGAAAACAGTGAAGGATGCAGAATGAAATATTATTGTCAAAATTGCCATTCAAAATGGGAGTATGGGAAACCTTATTTTCAAGAGCCGGATAATTTACCAGATTGTCCATTCTGTGGCTGTATAGGTTTTACTTCTATAGAGCAAAACCTGCAAGAAAACGGGTAAATGCTCTATAGAAAATGCTTTAGAATATAAAGTTTCTTGCAAAACAAGGATTTAATGACCAAACAAACCATAGGTTATTCTACCCTCTATCAATGCGACTGCATGGACTTAATGGCGCAATACCCTGACAAATATTTCGATCTGGCTATTGTAGATGTTCCCTATGGAATAGGGGAAAATGGTGATAAAAATTATATGCGTGGCAAATTAGCGAAGGCAAAAAATTACAAGTCTTTTAGTGGGGGTGATAAAAAACCGCCAGATCAAAAATACTTTATGGATTTACGCAGAATAAGCAAAAATCAAATAATATGGGGTGCAAACCATTTTATAGAGCTTATTCCATACAATACTCCATGTTGGATAGTTTGGGATAAGCAAAATGGGGAAACTGATTTCGCAGACTGTGAGCTTGCATGGAGCAGTTTTCCTTCAGCAGTTAGAAAGTTTACTTTTCGCTGGCAGGGTATGTTACAAGGCAATATGAAAAACAAAGAGGAGCGCATCCACCCCACCCAAAAGCCAGTAGCCCTATACAAATGGCTTTTATCAAAATATGCCAAACAAGGGGATAAAATCCTTGACACTCATTTCGGAAGCGGCTCAATCGCTGTAGCCTGTAACGAAATGGGCTTTGAACTTACCGCCAGCGAGCTAGACCCTGACTACTACGCTATGGCTTGCGAGCGTGTCAGGGAAGCAAACAGGCAGGGCGATCTCTTTAGGGATGCAATTTAGGAGGGAAAAATGGCTGAGGCTATACAAGTTAGATGTATGTACTGTGGCGATCCAATGGGTGGGATATTGGAAGTTGTACACAGGCATAGCAGTAATGCAAATAAACTAGCAACCGAGATTTGCGAAAGATGTATGGATAAGTTTTGTATGGATTGTTATCACTTGATTGAAGAATGTATTTGCGGGGAAATATTGTTAAACCCCGCTAATCGGCTAAAATAACTGACTACGCATGGAAGAAAAAGAATTAAACCCAAAACAACGCCTTTTCTGTATAGAGTACCTTAAAGACTTTAACGCTACTCAAGCGGCGATCCGGTCGGGGTATTCAGAGGATACAGCTAGGCAGATAGGCAGTGAAAACTTGACAAAACTTGACATTCAAGAGGAAATTTCCAAGCAAATAGGGCTATTACTAGATCAAGCCAAATTGCCCATTGAAAAGCAGATATTCGATTATTGGGTCAAGCGAGCCTTTTACGATGTAACCGAAATAATAGACCTTAACGGCAAGCTAAAAATATCACAGAAAAAGCTCCGTGAAAAAGGGTTGCAGGTTTGCATTGATTCTATTAATAAAAAGGTCAATTCTCAGGGTATCGAAACTGTGGTTTATGAATTTGCCAATAAGGATAAGGCGGTAGAAATGCTACAGAAATATATTAGTATGATTAAAGAAAATACGCTTGATATTAATATAAAGCCCCCTATTTTCATAATGGACGATCTACTTGAATGAAACTATCCGAGGTTATAGGAAAGGGGTATAAAGGCTTTTGGCATACCACTAAAAGAAACAGGTGCGTAAAAGGCGGCAGGGCTTCTAAAAAATCTTGTACCACTGCCTTATGGTACATCTATAATATGATGATGTACTATCACAAATACGGACATAAGCCATGTTTGCTAGTAATCAGAAAATACTTTGAATTGCATAAGAATTCAACAAGGGCACAGTTAATATGGGCAATTAAAAGGTTAGGGGTATCTCATTTATGGCACATACCAAAATCTGAACATACTTTAACATATAAGCCGTCTAAACAGGTTATTCTTTTTAGGGGTGCGAGTGAGCCTGATTCTATAACTTCGATAACTGTAGATGACGGTTATTTGTGTTGGGTATGGTGGGAAGAAGCCTATCAAATAAGCGATGAGGGAACTTTCGATAAAATCGACCTGTCAATTAGAGGCAAGCTACCAGAGCCGTTATTCAAACAGCACACCTTTACGCTGAATCCGTGGAGCGACACCACATGGATTAAAAAACGCTTTTTCGACAACCCCGATACCGACACCTTTATTTCAACAACCGACTACACCTGCAATGAGTTTCTAGGCGATGACGACAGGGCGATATTTGAGAAAATGAAAGCCAACAGCCCCCGAAGGTACGCCATCGAGGGGCTGGGCGTGTGGGGTATAAGCGAGGGGCAGATATACCTTGACTACGGGGACAGCCCTGAAAAGTACCATGCCGAAGTTCCGCAGAATGAGAAAATCGCTTTAATATCGGTAGGGCTAGACTACGGCACTGGAGACGGCACAGGCAATGTCAATGAGGCGAAAAAAGGCAAAACTGTATTACAGGCGACCGCAATACTGGAGCGGTTTGAAAAAATCTATTGTGTTGATGAAGCGTACTTTAAGGCACAGTATCGGGCGCAGGAAGTATCGGATTGGGTTGTACAATTCCTAGTGAGAATGAAAGAAACCTACAAAGTACCAGTTGTGCTTTACGCTGAATGGGCGGGAAGCGATGCCATTAACAGACAGATAAAATACGACCTTGCCAAAAAAAACATTACAGGCATTGTGATTAAAAACGCAAACAAGGGCTTAATTGTTGACCGCATAAACCTGTCGCAGATACTGTTATCAGAAAAGCGGATATTCTTCACCGACAAAGTGCCGGGGTTAAAAGCCGCCTATAAGACGGCGGTGTGGGATGTGAAAGAGCAGCAGAAAAAGGGCGTACCAGTTAGGCTTGACGATGGCACGGCGGATATTGATTCGCTCGATACCCATGAATATAGTATTAGTAGTTATGCAAAATATCTGTTGGCATATACGCCGAAAGAACCACATACCTATAAGCATGGGTTGAAAGTTATTGATAGCTGAAGTTGACACAAAGGAAGCGAAGGGGTAGAAAATGAAAGACCGAAATACAGAAATGTTAAATCTTAGAATAACATCTAGGCGTAAAAAGTGGTTGCAGAAATTGGCGGTTAATAGCGGATTATCAATGGGGCAATGGGTACAGGTACAAGTTATTAAATGCATAGCAAAGGCTATTGATGCAGGAAAAATAAAAGATACTGATTTTCAAGGAATTGAAAAAGAGCTAATAAATATGAACCCCTTGCTTGTTCTGCATGAAAACTTATTAAATATTGTTTAATCCCCCCTATCCCGTAAACTATCCTCATGGATATTTACGATGTTTTAAACCAATACGCAAAACTAAAAACCGAGCAGGCTACAGACGGCACTGTTTATGACTACTCCAAAGCCAAGCTAAAAGAGCAGTACACCGCCAATGTCAGAAAGTGGCAGTCCTACTACAACGGCACTGTTTCCGGCATACACACCGACAAGGGATTTAACGGTCGGCGTACTTTTGACATAAACAGGACTTCAATGAAGCTCCCTAAAATCATAGTGTCAAAATGGGCGACTACTTTATTTTCAGAGCAGTTCAAGGCGACACTAGGAACGGACACGGAAACGGACAAATTCAATGAACTGGAGAAACTAACCAAGTTTAGAGCGAAATTAATACAAGCCGCAATCTGGGGCTACGCAGAGGGTACGGCGGCAATAGTGGCAGGGGCTGATATTAGCAAGGGCAAGGTCAAGCTAGATATTATTAAGTATGACAATATCTATCCTGTAGTATTCACAGAGGACGAAATTCAAGTAGTGGCGTTTGCAAAAAAAGACATTGTAAAAGGGGATAGCGTTTATACGATCTCCATACACTCGGAACAAGACGGCAAATTTCAAGTAGAAAATCTACAAGCTAAAATCACAAAGCAGGGCAAAAAGGAAAATATAGAATTCTCTGCTATAGATCAAGTCATTACAACTAGCGTTTACGACAACCGGCAATACTGCATTATCAAACCTAACACCGCAAATGACTACACGGAAATTCTACCTTTTGGTCAAAGCATTTTCGCCGATGCGCTTGCCTCTTGCGATGATGTCGATCTAGCAGCCGCAGGGTTAAGGCGTGATGTTAAAGAGGGCGATCAGGTTACTTTTATCGGGCAAGACTTGTTACTTGAAGAGGTTGCAGGTGATAGCAAAAAAAGATATTTTGACAATTCGGCAGGTAGATTTTTTTCTATCCCGCAAGAAAAGGCAGATAATGAAAAACAACTCTATGACAAAGTAGTGCCGGAAATCAGAGCGCAGGAATTCAGGCAGGTTATACAGGACAGCATTGACTGGGCAACCATGTCTAGCGGTCTAGGCAAGGGCGTTTTAGATGTACAAGCAAAAGCAACGGCGACCGAAGTAATCCATTCCGAAGCCGACAAAATGCAATCGAAGGCATTGCATGAACAGTACCTTGAAGTGGAAATAATAAAGCTGATTAAAGCAATGTGTGAATTATCCGGCATGGGCGGTATAAAGATTGATGCAAGTGAAGTTAGTATCGTTTGGGCTGATTCAGTAATTGTTGACACTGACACAGAAAAAAGACTTGCAATGCAAGAGGTAGATGCAGGGTTAAAAAGCAAAGCAGAATACCGTGTGCAGTTTTACGGCGAAACTTTGGAAGAAGCTCAGGCGAAAATTGCAGAGATAGATGAAGGTAGTAATGATATTTTCAGGCTTAGGGAGCTAGAAAACTTTAACAATAATTTTATGAACCAAAATCAACCTATCGAAAATATCGAATAGTTAAAGTCTAGGGGGGCAAGTATGTCATTTAATATTTCTGAAAAACAGTGGGAAGAAATAAGGGCTTGTATCAAAGAAGATGCTGTTTCAAGTATCTTAAATAATAATGGAGTGCTTGAATTAAAGATAGATGAAGAAATATTAAAACAGCGGATAATGGACATATTAAATAAACAATTAGCAGACGGAATAAAAGTTTAGGGAGCAGGCATGAACAGCGAAATATTGAATAAAATTATAACATTACGCAATGAGCTAGAAGAAGCCGAAAAGTTTATACCAGAAGCCCCTGACAATATTGGATTTTTCAATATTTATTATGGTTATGCTGACAAGAAACCCATAAAAAAATGGGCTGTACATAAACCAATTTTTGAAAAGATGTTAGAAATATATTGCAACCAATTAAAGCAAGAACTAAAAGAATTGGGCTATGAACCTTGACGATCTCCTAGAAGAAGCCGCAGCTAGAATATCCCAAAGGGTAACCACAGCAGAGGCGGAGTTTTTACGCATAGCAGGGGCGAGGCTTGCCGCTATCGGTATCTTTACACCGCAACAAGTAAGGGAGTATTTATACTCTAGCCAATCATGGGAAGATCAGCACTCCGACCTTGCAAGGATTAGACGGGTGCTTAATGCAGCACACAGAGCTAATGTTAGAGATATAGGCATCTTGTTTACCGCCGTAACCGCAGAGGCGTACAGGGAAGCTATGCAGGTAAAAACAGGTTTAGTGTCCTATGCGACATTCAGGCGGTCTGTTAATCCCATGTTACAAGGTGTGCTAAACCGCTATGAGATAATGGCAAGGTCAACCACAATTGACACGGTTTACAGGGATACGGTTACGCAATTTGTTAAAAGTTTTGCAGAAGATACAGAGGGGCTTAATTTTCCTACTGCTATGAGAACAGCAATTAGGGAATTGACCGACAACGGAATAACCACTGTAAACTATAGAAGCGGTAGAAGTATGAGAATGGACAGTGCCGTTCGCAACTCCATGATGACCGAGTACACAAACATAGTTCAAAACATACAGAGAAATCTAGGGGAAGAAATCGGGGCGGATGCCATAGAAATATCGGCGCATGAACACCCCGCAGATGACCATGAGGATATACAGGGGCATATCTTCACCCTTGCGGAATGGGAAAAACTACAAAGCGGTCAAGAGGCGGTTTCAGTTGACATTGAAAAGTACGAGGCAGGGGAAGCGGATTTTGCAGGGGAAACTTTTCAGATTGATAGACCGATTGGAATGTGGAACTGCCGACATATCGGCTATAGCTTTATTCTAGGCGTTTCTGTACCCTCACACTCAGAGGCGGAATTAGAAGCTATACAAAAAAGAAATGACAGTGGTGTAACGGTTTTTGATGAAAACGATCAGGCAAAACGCATAACCCTTTACGAAGCGGAACAGGAACAGCGCAGATTAGAACTGGAACTACGAAGGGAAAGGGAAAACAATAACCTGTTAAAACAAGTAAAAGACACAGACGATGCAATAATGGGATATTATCGGGAAAGCAATCAACGGTTAACAGAGCTAAGGGATGAATATCGGGATTTGGGCAAGACTTTAAGATCGCATGGGATTAGGGAAAAATGGGAACGGACTTATGTCCCCGCTGGAAGCACCGGCAGAAAAATGGTTAGTATGTACAACTAGGCAGGCGGTTTTGGCTGGGGTTTAGGCTTTCTGGGTCTGCCTCTTTTTGGAGCATTTTGTATGATTTTCAAGCTCTCTTTTGGGTAGATAAATTCAGGCACAATGGGCTTAATCTTATAGACATGAATATCCTGCCTTATGGCACTTCTCTTTTTGCCTGTCAATTCCATTAGTTCAGTTACGGTGTACCCTATAGCTTTTGCCATACTATCCCTATTATCGGTAAAATCTGAAATAAAATTAGATTATCTCCTCTTGACAATAAATCTAATTATAAATTAGAATATAAACAATATGCGGTGTGCGGTATAGCTTAAAGAAAGCCCCATGAGGGAGATTCACGGTTCGATCCGTGATACCGCAAGTTTAGGAGGGTAAGGAAAATGGATAATGAAGAAAAATTCTTAAAACAGCAGGTTGCAGAAATGGACGAATTTACGGCTCTTTGTAAACCGCTTAAAGAGTGGTTACAAAATAATTATGACCCATTCACAAAGATCATAATCAGCCATGATAAAGCAGAAGTTTATAAAGGTGTCATGTTAATACCTTTTGTGGAGACTGAATGAAACAAATAACCATCAAAATAGAGTGCAAAGAAACCACCTGCGGGGAGTGCAGTTTCTTAGGGCATATCAATTACCCTGAATTCCCTGAGGAGGATTGCTCTGTCTGTAGTTGTTACAGAAAAGAATTAAAAGCAACCAGCGATAATAATTTTAAGCGGTTGCAAGAGTGCATAGAGGCGGAGGGGAAATGATATGAAAATAAAAGACGGCGAAAAAATATGCTTGCTTTGCGGCGCTGAAAAAACTGTAAATATTATGAGCGAATTCATAAACTGCTTGCAAGAAAATAAGACACATTTACTTTTTGAAAATCCGGGTTGTGATAAATGGTTTCCAAATGAGGCAACTGAAGAATTAATGCGAAAAGAGGGGAGGCTGAATGAGTAAATGCAAAACTTGCGCTAATTTTGTTTGGCAGGCTGTTGTTAGCAAGCATTTAACTGACGAAGTAATTTTCAAGGGTACGCCATTAGAACAGCCTGTAAATCAAAACGGTTTTAGCTATCCGCAAGCAGGGTGTATTCATTCTGGCTGGAAATGGAGAGTGAGGGGCAGTGTTAGAAAACCAAGTAAAATGCCATGTGAATATGTGGAGGGGAAATGATCGAGGTTATAATATTATTAACTATTCTATTAGGATTGCCATTTTCGGCATTTATGATTTTCGTTTTTCAAGATTTGTTAAAAAAGCATGGAAAGATAATTAACAGAAAGAAAATGGAAACAGAAAAATGGGCTATAAGAAATTATGAACTTTTATTAAAGGAAAATGAAGAAATAGAGCACAGAATAAAGTTTGATACCCCAACATTCAGGGGATATGAAAGATCAAGATATTTACAAAATATTAATCATAAAAATCTTGAAAAGAATGAGAGAAAACTACGGCAGGTTGAACTAATTCTAAAAAAGATTGGTTATGACTATGAATAAACAGGGAGGGCAATAAATGACTAAATACTACACAGACCAAAACGACACTATAAGGCGAGGTGAGCCTAGAGTGCGAATGAGCAAAAAGCAGAGAATTAAAAAGCGGTGGGAGGGGAAGGAAGAAGAGCGGTTTAGCAAGACCGGGAGGGGGCATATAAACCATGATGAACTTGACAAAGTAAAAGCGTACATGAGGGCGCACCCAGAGGGCGTAACGGCTATTGAAGTAGCAAAGTTTGCCGATGTATCTCAGGCAAGGGCAGCTAGATTATTAGACCTGCTATCGGGTGATGTAGAAGACAACGAAAATATGGAGACTGATTTTTTGATCTATGCGGATGATGAAAATCCGCCTAATTATTTTATTGCAAAGGATAGGGAGGGAACAAATGAATGAATTGGTAACAATGCCTAAAATCCAAATAGGCGCAAACAAAGAAACCGCCGAATTCTTAAAACAGCAGGTTTTAGAAATTGAAAATGAGCGGTTAAACGGATTAAGAAAAGCACTTGTAATAGGTGCGGTCTTATATCAGGTACAACAATCCTGTGAACAAGGGGAGTTTGTTAAATGGCTTGACGATTATAATGTAAGCACGGGCATTTCACGGAGATCGGCTTATAACTACATCGGATTGACAAAAGAACAAAAGCTGATTGAAAATGTAGAAAGTGTCAACGAAGCATTAAAAATTGTTGAAAAAAAGAACAGACAAGAAAAGATTAAAAAACTTGACAGACAGGCAGAGCGGGTAAAAGAGTATAAGGAAACAGGGAAGAAGCCCGATGACTGGAAAAGAGGCACAGACGACAAGGCTGCAAATTTGCAACAGTTGCAAACTTGCAGTAAATGGCAAGCCCTCTACACCGCAGAACTAGAAGGCGACAATAAAGCAGTCATTCACTTTGCACACCACTTGAACAGGCAAAAGACCGACACAGAAAGATTTGCAGAGCTTAAAGTCATGGCGTTGGCTTGCAAGAGAATGGAAGCTGAGTTGAAGGGGTAGGATATGGTTTTATCCAACAGATACATTCGTTCTAGCGATATTGTTTATGCAAGATTTAATAAATCTCTGTATTCTGTAGATGAAAGCACGGCAGATATAGTTACTGCAAAAAATGAATATGAAATAAAATGCACAGAACAAGAATACCAAGAAGCTATTTGTTGGCTAGAGCGAGAAATGCAGACACGAAGCCTTAAAGATTAACCGACTATTTCCATTTTGGAAACAAAGAGCCGCCTTAACGGGTGGCTTTTTTTATGCCCAAAAAAATCCGCAAATATTGTTTATTCTCACTCCTAGCTTAAACTAACTTATTGCCCTGCGGTTTTTCGCTTGTACCCTCCTTAAAAAAAGTACGGGTTTTTTCCGCAGGGTTTTTTAGGAGTTTTGAATGATAACCATAACTAATAGAAAATGGGTACCAGATGAAACAGTGCCTCTACATAGGGGTTACTGGATAATGGGTTACGCGATAGACAATGAATCTGAATTAGTAAACTTGCCAAAGTTTCCACAAATAGGCATGGGGTCAACTGCTCTTGTTCCCTCTACTATGAGGGTATTTGCACTTGACAGCGAGGGTTGGAAATGAGCATAAGCGTAGAAACATTAGCGGCTGCAAAATCATATACGGATAGTGTTGCTATGGGCAATGCAATAGTAACACCACCGCCCCCGGGATTGACTACCCAGCAAGTACAAGCATTAATAGACAACTCACTATCTAGCCTACCGGAAGGAATAACAGAAAATGAAGTTAGGGGCATAGTAGAAGAGGCTCTAAAAGATTTGTCAGAAGGATTAACCGAACAGCAAGTAAAAGATTTAATTGATGATGCTATATCTGAAATAACTATTAATGGCGGCTTTATACCTAATACTGCACAGTTAGCAACAATAAACAGCGGCGTTACCGAGCAGTGGAAAAATGATACAGATGAAGAATTGACAAGGCTCGAATTAGAAAAAGCAAATAAAACTGAATTGCCGGACATAAGCAGATTTGTAGCAAAAAAAATAATAACGCTAGATGAATGGAATGACATGGTAAAAGACCCGACTCTTGCAGAAGAAAATATTTTATATATGATATCCGACACATTTAATGATACTACATTGCTTGCAGTGGGAGTGGATTAATGATAGGCATAAAAGAAAATGGTGTAATGAAAATTGTCTCCGGCTATGTAGGAAAAACAGATGTTACGGAACAAGATATATTAAATGCCATAATAACTCATAACAATTCAGACACTGCCCATGCCGATATGCGATCCGATATAGCAACAGCGGAATCAATAGCAAGAGGCAGAAACCAAGCCAGAGTATTCGCTACTACAGCGATGATGAATGATTGGTTGGATAATACAGACAATCAGGCACTACTTAATGTGGGAGACAACCTATTTATAGTTGAAAGGGAAGAGCCGGATTGGTGGTGGGATGGCGCACAGCCTCAGATGCTGGAAACTGAAAAGGTTGATCTAACGGACTATTTTACTAAGGCAGAAATAAATAATTTACTATCCGGCAAAGTTGACATCTTAACTTTTAATGTAGCCCTTGATGGGAAATTAGGTAAAACAGAAACGGCGGCTGACAGCGAGAAATTGGGCGGGCAGTTGCCAGAGCATTTTGCAAATAAAGAATGGGCAATGAACCGTGAATCAATTGTATTAGCAAATAATACAGACTTGAATACTATTGTAACTCCCGGAAATTATAGATCATTAAATGATGCTAACGCGCAGTCAATGTTAAACACCCCTATTGAAATGTTGGGCGGATTTTCCTTGCAAGTCCTTAGAATGGGGAATGCAGAACATCAAGTCATGCAAGTATTATATACCGCGACTAATTATGGCAGATGCTTTTATAGATATTGCACAGCTTCGGGCGAATGGAGAAATTGGTTAAACATGGAAAGCACGGCAAAACGAATAGTAGATGGCACGGATTTTAATAATATCAATAACGGAAATTGGTATGTTAATAATTCGGCTTCCGCACAAACTATGTTTAATTTGCCTATTGCTAATATGGCAGGTATGCTTTATTGTACAGCGTTAGATGCAAGCGATACAAGTGCAAGGCAACAGATATATACAACATTCAACATGACGGCGGTGTACGGCAGAGGGAAAAGCGGCTCACCGTCAGTATGGAGCGAGTGGCGGCGTATTGATAGACCTGACTATTCAACAACAGAACAACAAACAGGAGAAAAATGGATAGACGGCAAACCGATTTATAGGCGGGTATTTACAGGTAATATCGTAGCGGCAGCAAATGCATTACAAGCTACAACACTAATCAGCTCTGGTATTCAAAACTTGGTAAAATCGGGTGGATGGCTTCAACTCGGCTCTGATTCAAAAATCTTATTAGGCACTACAACTGCCCAAAACACATTCCCACAAATAGAAACAATCAGTTCTATATATTTAACTGGTGCTGGTGCGTTGGCTCTACAATCTGCATCTATACTAGCCCGTGCAGGCACAACAAATAATGCTTATCAAATATGGGTTGAATATACGAAGTCTTAAATATTGTTTAACAATCTCATACCAATATAATAAAGCCAATGGTAGTAAACTGGAATCCTTTAGTAAATACTAATCTGTGTCTTGACGGAGAATACAGTGCCGAAGACAACCGTATATCAATTAAGTTTGATAGTGGAAAAGAAAGATTTCTTGTAAGGAATTCTTATGCACCTATGGTTTTTCCGTCTTTAAGTTTAGAGCTAGATAACACAAAAAGAATTGCAATAGACAATGAAAATACTGAATTAAAACAGTTTAAACAATGGCTTTTTGAAGATTTGAGGCATGGTACTCTTCCTTTTTACGCACCTAGAATTATGTATAAATACCAAACAGGTATTTATGAATTTATATCAATGCCGGAGTATGACGAAACAGACGGAACAGTCATAGCAACCTTCGGGCTTAGGGAATTGGGATTTTTTGATCACACCTTATTCCTTGCTACTAATTTGGGTCAGTATATTATAACCAATACGGGTCATTATATAACAATAAAACCAGAAAGGGGAAAAAATGAAAACAATAACTATTGATGGTCTGCCAAAGGCAGAAAATTTAACAAGTGGGGATATTATACCTATTAATCAATCTGACAATACAAGGAAGGTTGAATTAGAAACATTACAAGATTTTATTATTAAAGCGGAAACCGATCCTATTTACATGGCGGATAAACCGAGCATTGCATTGAAAGCTGAATTAATAGCACATAACGAAAGTCTTACAGCGCATGAAAACAGGTTTAGTGAAACCAACGGCAGTCTTTATGATTTAAGAAAAGATTTTAACGCATGGATTGGAAGGGGAGGGTATCTCGATCCTTTTGATTTTGGAACATCAACACCAACACAACAACAATTAAGCGATCAGGCTCTTTCGCAAATTACAAGCATTAATAATCACTTACAGATATGGAATGGAACAAAGATTATAAACTCATACGATAGGCAGTTATGGATTTTAACAAACACGCAAAATACTGATCCGCCTATATTCGAGTGGACAGGACAAGGGGCATTAGACTTAGCTCCGTTTGATATAAATGTCGGTGGGTATATAGTAGGAGCGAATGAAACCGATCCGCCTGAATATGTACAAAGAGTATCATTAAGTAATGGCAAGGGAAAGGTTGATCTTGAAGCAATTAAGAATTTAATATTTGACGAAGAGCACCCTATTGGAGATGTTGTGGCACAATATCCAGGAACAGCATCGCCATTAGAAAAAAATTGGAGAGGTACATGGGAACTTTGGAACGACCGCGCCATGTTGTACAGATTAACGCAAACAGAAATTCCCGCGCATACCGTTTACCAACCGAGTGCGAATTACGCAATTAATGCCGTAGTTATGTGGCATTTAGACGGAGATGACTGGGCATTTTTCAGGGCGAATAGAGAGATAACAAGCGCGGCAGAACAACTCGATCCTGTGATGTGGGATCAAGTTAAAACCGGCGAGGTAATTGAGCGCAGACATATTTTGGATATAAATCCGTGGGATGAAAGCGATCTTGAAATCGGATCGCAAATTTCCGGTGGCCAGCATGACGGATATTTTGTTGAAGAAATAATCGTCTTTGGCGGCAAATTCTTTTCTAACGCCGGTGGTAATAGACCACCCTTTGTAACGGGAGGGGTGCAGGGCGATGGGATTAGAGAAATAGTGGGAAGTTTTCTTAATTCAACTATAATGGCACATTCGAAGACTGCTGGAGCTTTCGAGGAATTAATGTCAGATGGTCTGTCATTCCAAGGTTATACATTTATAGGGAGCTCTGTGAATTTCTCTGCAGCTCGTGTCGTACCCACTGGTCCTGAAAATTCACCGCGCGCTCTATCAATGAACTGGTATCTGCGAATTAGTTAAATCACCCTTTGTAGCAGGTGGAACTCAAGGGGATGGAATTAGAAATATTACAGGAAGTTTTTTAGCGAGAGTGGCCGAGGTAGATACTACTGGAGCGTTCAAATTCAATAGCTTATGGAATTGGGATGCCGGAGTTACAGGGCACGGGAATTACAAAGTAGATTTTGATACATCATTGGTTGTGCCTACTGGTCCTGAAAATTCACCGCGCGCTCTATCAATGAACTGGTATCTGCGAATTAATTAAATGACCCTTTGTAACGGGAGGGGTGCAGGGCGATGGGATTAGGAATCTTTGGGGAGAGTCGGGAGCTACCGCAAGTTGGGAAAGCCCCGCAGCAACGGGGGTCTTTTACCGACAAGGCTCAGCAAAAATAGCTACCTATGGCGACGGATGGCAGTCGATGGCTGTAATGGACGCCTCCCGTGTAGTACCTACAGGCGCAGAGAATTCTCCTCGTACTCTATCTGTAATTTGGTATCTAAGGGTTAGTTAGTCCTTAAAAACCAGTTTATACCTAAATTCCTCCCACGGTTGTCTTCTGCGGTTGGTGCAACACGAGAGGAATCAAACAATAAGTGCTTAGTAGCATGGTCCCAGCTACCGTCTAGTATTTGGTCGTAAGGGTGTTCTACGCTACCAAATACTCCTCTTTGGTTTCTTTCATGACCTGGATAAATACCATAAGACCCATGCAACAACCTAATCGCATCCCCCTGCGTTCCGCCCGTAACAAAGGGTCATTTAAGTAATGCGCAGATAATAGTTTCTAGACAAGGTGCGCGGTGAATTTTCAGGACCAGTGGGTACGACACGAGAAGAATCAAAATAAAATCGACCGCCACTGTTATTTTGTATCATAGGATTCCGTGAACTTTCGGCGATCATATATACTGCGCCGGAACCACCATCTGTTTCATTTGTAAATCCAGCCAACCAATCAGCAGTAATCGGTCTAATCGCATCCCCCTGCACGCCGCCAATTACAAAGGGTGATTTATTTACAGAGGTGTTTTCTTTTTATGTCCGCCAATCCCTTTGCGGTTGATGGGAATAAAAGGCAGTTTCAATCGCACTTTCTTGAATTCACGAACCGTGGAAAAATGCACTCCGTAAATTTTTCCTATTTGCACATTGTTCATTCCGGCATAGACCATTTTTGTAATTTTTTCTTCTTGCCCCGTTAATTTTACACGATGAAACTGTCCTGGTCGGCGACCAAGTTTTTTACCCTCTGCTTTTACCCTTGCCAATGCTTCCTTTGTCCTTTGCGATATTAGATTGCGCTCGATTTCCGCAGACAAGCCAAATGCAAAAGCCAAGACTTTACTCATAAGATCATCACCTAGTCTATAACTGTCTTTGATAGTCCAGACTTTTATTCCGCGCTTCATGCAATCTGACAGGATGTCCATGACCAAAAACAATGATCTGCCCAATCGTGATATTTCGGAACAGATAATTATATCCCCTTCTAACGCTATTTTTAATAATTCTCCCAACTGTCTTTTTTTAAGCTCTTTTGTACCGCTGATTTTCTCTTCATACCACTGGTTTATTTTTAGCTTTTGCGCCTTGCAAAATCTTTTAATCTCAAACCGTTGGTTTTCCAGTGTCTGCTTGTCCGTAGATACCCTGATATAACCATAAATCATAAATTCACCCCCTGCTTTCATTAAACACTAGATATTGTTTAATTATTTTAATTTGATAATCTTGACACAGTTGCATCCGGGCAACGCATAAAAAGCCGGAAATCACGCTTGCAGAGCGAATAAACTGCACCGCCTACGGGCGATTAAACAAGGGGAATAACATGGATTATTTAAAAGAATTCTTTGAAGAACAAGGTACGGAAAAAACCTTTGAGGCTTTTGAAAAGTGGGCAAAGGAAAAAAAGCTGAATATCGCTGATTTGTCTAAGGGCGATTATGTGGCAAAAGCAAAAGCAGAGCGTTTGGCAGCGGATAAAGAAACCGCTATCAAAGCCGAGTATGAAGCCAAGCTAAAAGCTGTACAGGAAGAAATGGACAAAATCAAAGCAGATGCTGAAGCTAAATCTGCAAACTTGTCAGAGACTGAAAAGGAAAAACTGGAAAGGGAAAAAAAGCTAAAAGACCTTGAAGACAAAATGGAAAAAGCCAGCAAGAAACACGAAGACGCTATCAAAAAACTGTCGGAAGAAAACGAAGCCGCTAAACAGGCATCACTTTTGGCAGAGCGAAAGTCTTTGTATATTCAGGCAGGCGGCAAGCAGAAAAACCTAGACAGGGATATTAGTTTCCTTTCAACCCTTGTAACTGATGAAGTAAACTTTGAAACGGCTCTTGAAACTTACAAGAGCGATAATCCCGATGTATTCTCCGAATTAAAGGGTTCCACCATACCTGATTTGAAAGGTGGAGACAAACCGACTGACACTGAATCTCTTACAGATTCGGAACGGAAGCGGATAGGCTTAGAGCCTAAATACAACAAATAGGAGAAAATATGTCAGCTAATAACATTCTACCAGCGGTAGAGTACCGTGATATGATTCTTGATGAGTATAAGAAAGAATCTATTTCCGCAAAACTTGACGGAGACACAAAGGATTTGGGTTCGGTTTTATCACCTAACGAAATAAAACTGAAAACAATAAAAACAACCTCTTTGGGAAACTATGTAAGAGACCAAGGACACGCCGCAGGTCAGGCGACTATCGGTTGGGAAACCATAAAACTTGAAATTGACCGCGGTGTCAAATTCTTGCTTGACCGAGTGGATTCAATCGAAACCCTTAGTACGGCAATCACCGACCTGTCTAAGGACTTCACCGACAGACAGATGGTTCCTGAATTCGATGCTTTCAGATTTGCCAAGTATGCGACTAATGCAGGTACTACAACCAACGCAACTTTGAATGAAAACACAATATTAAGCGCAATAGATGCGGCAATGCTTGAAATGAATAATGCTTATGTTCCGGCAGAGGGCAGGTTGTTATTTGTAAATGGTAATTTAATGCCTATCATTAATAAAGCCATTCCAAGGCAGTGGAGTAATGAAGCCGGGATCAATAGATCAATACAGATTTACAACGGTCTTGAAATTGTTTATGTACCCGATGTTAGGTTTAACAGTTCAATTACTCTTAATCCTACTTCCGGGGATATGGGTTTTACGCCTGACGGAAATTCAATCAATTTCTTACTGTTGCACCCGACTGCAATATGGCAGGCAGTAAAGGTCAGTGTTCCCAAATATTTGAGTGCAGACGATGCGGCTAATCCTGTTGATTCACACATCTTTAATATCCGTATCTTCCATGATGCAGGTGTATATAAACTAAGAGAAAAGGGAGTCTATGCAAATATAGCAGCATAAATAAAAAGACTGCCCATACCAGGGCAGTCTTTTTATAATTCTTATGTTTGACAAAATGCTAATAATTATTTATTATAATTATATGCGGATAGGGTAGCTCCCGAATCGGCGGTATTCCGTGCCGCCTTTCCGCATACAAATCACGGAACAACACTTAACGGAGGGTGTTATATGGCAAAGATAAAAAACAGAACTGGAGAAAAATTAATCCAAAATAATGGATTAGAAGCTCAGGTTATCGAGTACAGAGGGGTACACGATATAGATGTCAAGTTTTCAAATGGTCAAATAGTAAAAAACATATATTACTACCAATTCAAATCACGCCAAATTAGATGTCCAATGCTTTATGAGCCTATTGAAAACTACATAAAATGCACCAACCCTAATACTGGTCTAGTATTTATAATAGATAAAGATGATTTTAACTTAATTAAAGATTTTTACTGGTCTGCTACAGACGGTTACGCTTGTAACAGTAGCAAAGGATTATTGCATAGATATTTAATGAATCCCCCTAAAAAAATGCAGATTGATCATATAAACCATAATATTTTAGATAATAGACGATCAAACTTGAGAATATGCACACAAACTGAAAATCTATACAATCAAAATAAATATAAAAATAATAGAAGCGGATACAAGGGCGTTTCAAAGCATGGTAAAAAGTGGAGAGCTTATATAAATAAAGATGGCAAAAGACAAAATATTGGTATTTTTTCAACTCCCGAATTAGCCCATGCCGCCTACTGTAAAGCTGCTAAAGAACTACATGGCGAATATGCAAAATTAGCGTAAATATTGTTTAATCCCTATTATTTGTCATAATTCTCATTATGGAATCTTGGCTCACTTATTCAGATTACAAAACACTCGGCGGAAAAACCAACGAAGCGAATTTTAATCTGTTGGAAGAAGACGCAAGAATGAAAATTGATTCTCTTACATTCGGCAGACTGAGAAACGAAACCCCCATGCGCAGGGTAGTTAAAGGCTTAATTGTCAGACTTATTGATAGGGGGCTTCTAGGCTCCACTGACGGAATGGACTATCAAAGCCAAAGCAACGGCAGCCAAAGTTTTTCACTTGCTGCAAAAAAAGGCAATGAAGCAGAAAACTTTATAAGGGCTTATTTGCAGAATGAAGTAGATGTAAAGGGTGTGCCTTTATTCTATTCGGGGAATTTATGACAATATCAATTTTGGGTCAAGATTATGATTTTCAAGAAATTGCACAAAAAAACGATCCACGATTAGCTAATTGTGATGGCTATACCGATAATTCAACTAAAGTTATTAGAGTTAATAACGACTTTAACGAAAACGACCCTGCTAGTATTGGTGATTTGTCAGTGTTCAAAAAGAAAGTTATGCGACATGAAATTATCCATGCTTTTTTTGTTGAATCGGGATTAAAGAATTATAATGAAGACGAATTAATTGTTGACTGGATCGCCTTGCAATTCCCTAAACTGTTAAAAACCTTTACCCAAGTGGAGGCGTTATGACAAGCCCCCTATACCAAGACACCATCACAATTTTTAACAGATACCAACGAGGCGGCTTCATGGGCGGCATACCCCCTGCCCCTAGTTGGGATAGAACCGTGATTCGCAATGTTACATGGCAGGATCAAGTACATACAAACATGAGTAGTGCAGGTTCGTCTGTCATTGATAAAACCGTATCTGTAATTATCCCGTTAAATGCAGAAATAGAAGGTAACAAAAAATACTTTGCACCTATGGATTATGCTCTAATGCCAAACGATCAAGACGGTTGGACTTTACAACAACGGGATATAATAGCGTTTGGGGAAATTGACAGAGATATAACGCCATTATTTACAGAGGAAGATTTAGCAAGAGAATATAAGACAATGAGAATAAGCGGTGTTACAGATACCACTAATCAATCTATGATTCCAAGCTGGAAGGTCGAAGGCGTATAAAAATATATGGAGGCAGTTATGACAGAATTAGTTGTGACAGATTTGCAAAAAATTATTAGTCAGATTAATGCGTTACCAGAAAAAGAAAAAGAAAAATTAAGAAATGTCATGGAAACGGGAAAGCTATACACGCACCAAAGAGAATATTTTGAAGACTTATGGAAATTATACGATTCAATATCTATGTATATGGTAGATAGCTCGGATATACAAATGGCAAAAGATGTAGCAGCAAACCCTATTGCAGAAAAATATATTGAATGTGTGCAAGTTGAAAAAATGCACCAATTTATTGGTTTCTTTTTGGGATATACTTATGCCTACAGGGAGAAAAATAATAAATGACAGTTTATGAAAGTATAGCCACATGGTTGACAGAAATATTTACAAACAGAGACAACGGCTTCCCAACTGGCATCACCGTAATTGATCTGGAAAATATCCCCGCACAGACAGAATTCCCCGGCATGAATTTGTCAGGCTTATTCTCCTCGCCAAACGACATACACACACCGCTAATGAGCGGGCAAGTAAAGCACACTATCTTTAGGTCATTTTATTTCAGGCGTAACTTTACAACCACGCAGACAAGAATGGCAAATGAGCAATTTTTTGATCTTTTACGCGAGGTAATCACAAAATACAACCTAGCTTTTAAGTTGCCTAATGACGGCAGGAAGTGGCGGTCTATCGAAATTAATGCTGGTATTTTCCCTTCTCAAATTAGTGAAGATAGAAATCACGCTGACTATTTAATCCCATTACGCCTTGAGTTTATTGCTTGAATAGTTTGTGCCAATTGATCTGCACAGCTAGGCATATTTCTATAATTACTTTCTTCGCATGGATTTTCAATTATACGATTTAGTTCTTTTATAAAAGTTTTAGCATCGTCAATACTTATAGTCTCATATCCGACAAGTATTTTTATACATGGTTCCCATGATTTATTAGGATTGTAAAGGCGTTCATTGAATCTAGCAAATTGATTGTATGCTTTATATGGCTTGTTAAAATATTTTCTTCCAACCTCAAGAAATCGCTCACCTATACAATTCTTCCAGTCATCAAAGGCTTTTTTACCCCTTTCAAATTGATCATCATTCAAATTATTCATAAGCCCCTCCATATTGTTATTTTAGGGCATTTAGGGTGCTTTGTAAATATCGACAACTCTCAAATATTGTTTAATTTCTACTAGAAGCTATCCTAAACAAAATTAACTTTTAGGAGAAACAAATGGCACAAGACAATGCTTGGAACTTTGACGGCAGAGAACAAGTACCCGATGGCGCACCGGGGAATCAGGCGTACAAAAGTATTAACTACTTAAACAAAATCGGCAGATTTCAGAGGCTAACCGAAGCCGAAGGGCATGAGGTTGCAAAAAACCCTGAGACGGTAGAGAGAAACACAATCGGCATGAAATCACCCCGGACAGTGGTTCGCGGTTTCCATGACACATTTTCAAAGGATATTCTCGTAACAAAGGGCGAGGATAACTATGAATTTTTCAAGGATTTCGCTGACAATGAATACACTGGAGATAACGCGGTTATTCCAATTCTTATGATTGACTTTATGAAAGATGACCGATTAGGGTTTAACGATTTCGGCGGACGCAGATATGCGGCTGTGCGTTACAACGCGGTTTGTACGGTTGACACCGAAAATCATACGGACGGTACTCTGTCTGTCAGCTTTGCGCAGTCAGGCGATCCGGTAAAAGGCATCGCGGAAATGATAGACAATACTGGGTTTCCAGTATTTACCCCCCAAAGTGATATTGCAATTACAGCAATCAATCTAAGCTCTACAACCGTAACGCTTAAAGTTGGGGAAGAAAAATGGGTATCTGTAAACTTTGCGCCGATTGGAAGCGTACAAGACTTCACCGTTGAATCTGACGATGAAGGTATATGTACAACTAACAGGGTTAGAAACTCTGCTAGAATTGTCGGGGTTGCAGTAGGTGATACTATGGTAACCGTAACCAACACAGACGATTCTACCAAGACACAAATGATCGAAGTAGAAGTATTGGATAATGATTAAACTGCATAAAAAAGGCGGAGACAGACAAGTCTCCGTCTTGGTTGACGGCGAACACTATGAGATTAAAACGGAATTTTATCACTGGTTGAATTTCGGGCGGATAATTCAGCAAAGAATAGACGGCGTAGAAATAACCTATGGCGAGTTTGACAAGTTTTATTCAGAAGAGCCGCCTGAGAACAGGGAAGCAGGGTTTGGGGAACTTTGCAAGTTTTACGAAAACAAAAAAGAGCTTCCAAGACCGTCTAAGAAAAAGACCGATGTCATAACTTTGGATTGGGAAATAGATTCTGAATTTATCTATGCGGCGTTTTTGCAACAATACAGGATTGACTTAGAAAAGGAATATCCGCATTGGCATAAATTCCTAGCTTTATTTTACGGGCTTGTCGGTACAAAGTTAAATGATATTATGTCTGCAAGGTGCAGTAAAGAAACTAAGGGAGTTATGAAGGAATTAAGAGAGGCATGGAGAATTCCGAACAAGGTAAAAAAGCCCTCGGTTATTCCGCAGATGGAGATTAAAAATGACAAGGAAACAAAAGCTAGTACAGGTCAAGATTAATACCCCTGCAATTAATATTTTCAAAAAAGTATATTCTCCCGGCGGAAATCTGCAAAAGTTTATTGACATGGAAGTAGTAAGATTATCCGAGCCTTATACTCCCAAAGATACAACGGCATTGGAAAAGAGCGTTTTTATAAATACCGATTTTGGAAGTGGCAGGCTTGTTTATACGATATACGGAAATCCTACTAGTAGGAATACATGGAATGACACTACTTCCGAATTTCAAGGCAGACCAAAGAGAGGGTCTTTTTGGACTATTAGAATGTTAGCTGACGGCGGTGGTGAAAAATTAATGAAAGGCATACAAAGGTTTATGGGTAGAAACTAAGCCTTTTTCATCTTGCCGCATTTCTTGCACGAAACAAGAAATATATCATTCACAGTGCCACATTCACCGCATTTCCATTTATCACCCATAACGGAATCTGTAATATCTGATTCATGCACATTTTTATTATGATTATTGGAAGCGGTTTTTTGCGTTTCTTCAATAGACTCTTCGTTTAATAAACCCCTTATATCAAAAAGCAAGCTCCAAATTTCATTCATGCCATCGGTGTTCTTTTTGGTTATGCCTATAATAATAAGTCCGCCTACTATAAAGATAGAAGCACAAACATAACCTAGATATTGGACTGTTTGTTGTATTGCCGACTGTGTAGAAGCTGCTAGGTTTATAAAAAATATTATAACCCCTATAAGCCCTGTAATTATTCCTAAAATCATAAACTCTCCTTTATTTGTTAGTCTTAAAACCTAGTCCAAAATATAAGCTAAAATAAAACATATTATATCCGCCATTATATTTTAATGTTTCTTTTTCAATCAAAAGATTAATTGTACTATTTGAATATAAATCCAATCCAAATTTTACACCTATTTCAAAAATCCTTGCTTGAAACGGAAATATAAAAGCCGGAGTAACATAAAATCCTGTAGTAAAGTTTCTGTATTCCGAAAAAAGATTATTCATTGAAAAATAGCGTATATTAACACCTGTATCAATTAAGAAATTATTATACTTAAATGTAAGTCCAAAACCTGCACTAAAAATATATGATGGAAAATTATAGCTCGCTTCAAATATTTCATATTTTGGGTCTTCTATCATTGCCGTTAAAATTACTGGAATAACAAATGATGTCTGTACATTTATTCCTATATTCTTATTAAATAATAGTCTATCTGTAATATTCAAGCCAATTCCTACCAGCATTGAGGTTTGGGGTCTGTCATAATATTCGCTAGTTTCAAAATTAAAAGGTACTTCCATATTTATTGATAGATAATTGTCTAGTGAAAATACAGGGAAAAGGCATAATGTAAATACTAAAACAAATATAAATCTTTTCATAAAGTCCTAGTAAAAACACACTAGGCAAGCTGAATAGCCCATGCCCTCAGCTTCTGTGCGTTTTATATAAGTTAATTTTGAGTCAGCTATAGTAAAACAACTTCTGCTTGCATGGTAACTGCCTCCGTATTGCGTGATATAAACATGGGTAACGATATTACTGGAACCAGTATGAATCATGCTATTTGTAGTATTGTCGCAACCCATTACTAATAAGCAAGTAATTAAAATAATTAAAACTGTAATTTTTCTCATAATGTCTTTTTTTTCTCTCCCAGTGTAATTAAAACAATAAATGCAATAAAAGGGGATAGTAGAATAGATAGAACAAGATAGCCCCAATAAGATCGGTTTCTATTCCTTGCCCCCGTAGCAATTACAATAGCAAGAGCCAGCCATAATGCAAAGCCCAAAATATAAAGCATTTTTACCTCCAAAATAGCTTAATACGCTTCTATTTATTCAAAAAATTCTTAATTGCCGTTATTGCCTCTGGTGGCAGCGTAACTAATTGTGTTTTATGTTGAAAAGTAATTGAATTACAATTTTTTAATTCATTTACTATATTTTCATTCAATAAAAAATAAGCAACCTCGTGTACCCTAGTTGGTGTTGACATACTATAAGCATTGCCAACAGTTCCGGGAATAACCTTTCTTGAAGGATTATTATCTACAAGAGATATTGTTTCGCCATCATTAATTTTCAGCCTTAATGTATCTATAAAAAGCCAATCAGAGAGCCAAACCTCTACTTCAAATCTATAAAATTCTACATTGCCTCGTTGAACTTTTGAGATAGATAGCATATCAAAATACCACATAGCCCAATTATCAACATAAACAGGCATTGAAGTAATATTAATCACACCGTCAATGTCTCTTATTTCCTTAGTCTCTACTTTGTAAAGCATAGAAGACGCACAGGAACTAAAAACTCCTAAGACCAAGATTAAAATTATCAAAAATGCTACTTTTTTCATAAAGCCTCCATATCTTAATTATAATGCCCCAAAAACAGTTGTCAAGATGATTTTTGGCTATTTTGTAGTAAATTTGGGCAAATTTAGGGGCTTTTTCTTTATTTTATCTATCATTCACTCAAATATTGTTTAATTCATTCCTTTTGCTAGTCTAAATTCATGGCAGAAAATGAATTTGATATAGGCATAGGCACGGAAGTTGACCTAAAAACCCTTGAAAAAGCTCTAAAAAACATAGAAAAAGAGCTTAAAAATAGCGGTAAAAAATTAAATAATGAAGCAAATAAATCTAATAAAGGAATTTCAGATTCTTTCAAAAATGCGGCAAGTGATATTACTAAAGCCATAAGTGGCATTGATTTTACAAAATTAATTATACCCGGAGCGGCAATAGGCGTAACTATAGCCGCCTTAGTAAAACTAAAAGGCGCACTTGATGACATGGCTGCCGCATGGAGAGAACAAGAACAGGCAGAAGTCGCTCTTGCAAACGCTGCAAGAAATAATCCGTATCTTAATGACAGAGCTGTAAATCAATTAACAAAATTTGCTGATGAAATGCAGCGGGTTACTGGAATTGATAATGTATTAGTTTTACAACAACAAACAAGGCTGGCGAGTTTAGGTAGAGACCAACAAGAGATACAAAAAATATTGACTACTGCCGCAGATATGGCGGCAGCAGGAATTATGGATTTTGATTCTGCTGTAACTGAATTAAACAGCTCTTTGAACGGCATGGTTAGAACTTCAGGTAGATTATATCCTGAATTAAGGAATCTGTCCAAGGAAGCATTGGCATCCGGCGAGGCAATAGATATTATAGCTGAAAAAGTAGCAGGAAGCTCAGCAGCGGCAATGGAAACAGGCGCAGGAAGTGTCTTAGCTTACCAAAACGCATTAGGTGATTTAAGAAAACAATTTGGCGAGGATTGGGAAAGGGCAACTAGCGGGCTTAGAGCTGCTCTTACTGGTTTTGTTAATAGAGTAGTAGAAGCAAGAAATACAAGCAGGGAATTAAAAGCAGCGTTGGATATATTAGCAGAGGATAGACCGCTTGGCGACATGGATAGAATGGGAGCTGTTATAACTCGTAATAATGACAGAATAAGAGTAAGTACAAATTTAATAACAGACTACACAAAAAGACTTGAAGATTTTAGAGAACTTGCTGCAAGACCAACAGCTATGTATAGTTATGCTCCTGATATTGCAAATCTAGAAAGATTGATAAACCAAGAAGAACAAAGAATAGATACTCTTAGAGCAAGCAATGAAGCAGAAAGAAGAAAGATACAAATACAAGAAGAAATTGCTGCAGCAATTGAATTGACAAATAGAGCTTATGAATTAAGACCCGAATCTGAAAGGGTTATAAGAGCTAGATTAGTAGCTCTACAAGCAGAGAGAGACGCAAACCAAGCTATAGAAGAAAATAATGCAAGGGCTGGATTAGAAGCAAGGAGAAGGGCAGCCACTGCCGCTGAAGTGGCAAAACAAGAAATCAGAATATATGAAAATCAACAAGAAGCTATTAGATTAAGAGAAGAAAACCATAGACTACTCGATCTTGAAATAGAAAAAATATACCGTAAAGCACGACTAGAAGGAAAATCAATAAATGATTTAGAAGTACAACAACAAGTATTAAACGCACAAGTACAGGCTTATGAGAATTTACTTTCTGCCGCCCAAGAATATATGAGTACCTTAACAGATGCAGAAGTTGAAGCATTTTTAGGAGACCAGTTTAATCAATTACAAAGAACATGGGCTGCCTATGAGAGGCAGGCAGAAACCAAAAAATATAACGATGAACAAGAAAAGCAACGACTTTCAGACCTTGCCAACCAACAACGACAACTGCAAAGCGAGCTAGACAGAATCCTAGCAAGTGCAACCGCACAGGCTGACAGGGAAGAACAGCTAAAAGCAGAGCAGGATTTTCAGAAACAGCTTGCAGATTTAAGAGCGAAAGGCACGAGGGCGGCTCTTGAAGAAGCTAACAGGCTTGAACGGGAATATTTGGAAAACAGGGCTAAAGAAACAGCAGAGGCACAGAGGTATGCACTGGAAGCCTCATATCAAAACCAATTAGACATAGCCAATGAATTACTGGAAGAAGAATTAAAAGCGTTTGAAGGTAACGAAGAAATAAAAGCAGATATTAGACGGCGGTTTGCGACAGAACAAGAAATAATTGAATCCAGTAGAATCAGAGCGGAAGTAGAAATCGAGCGGGCATTACAGGCAGAGCTTCTGAATATAAGGGAAGCAGCCGCAGAAGAATACCAAGAAGCGGAACGCCGCAGGCACCAAGAACGATTGGCAATGATACAGGAATATTTGAACGCCGCCTCTTCAATAGCAAGCAGTATTTCTTCTATATGGACTAACACCATAGAATGGGAAAAAGAACAGAAAATTAAAGCCAATAATGAAATGATACAAAGCGATGAAGAGCGGGCTGGAAAAGAAGAAAAAATATTAATGGAAGCCGCTTATGAGACATACAAGGCAAAATTATTTGAATGGTCAACAAATGTAACAATGGCAACCGCTAATGCCGCTATGGCAGTTTTAAACGCTCTTACTACAACCCCATTCCCTGTTGGTTTGGCTATGTCTATTCTTGCAGGAACTATGGGAGGTCTCCAAGTTGCCTCTATAATTTCCGCTAGACCTAGACCTCCAACCTTCCACGGAGGCGGCGCAATAACAGGCAGAGGAGAAGTGCCAATTATAGGAATGGCAGGGGAAGCAGTTATAACCCCCCGTGATTTTAATAACATGAGACAGGTAACGGCGGCGTTAGCTGAAATGACTAGCTCCAAAGGCGGCGGCGGAATGACGGTTGAACCCCAAGTTACGGTCAATAACACTGTATCGGATCAGGTTTCTACTAATGTAAGATACGATCCCGAAGGATTAATTATAGACATAGTAGGCAAGGCTCTATCAAACGGAAGCCTTGACAATAGTTTAGCTCTACAGCAACAAAATCAAAGAGGGTCAGATATAACAACATGGTAGGTATAGAATGGATTATTTAACTTTTTCAAAACTATTTTCAAGCGGTTATTCGCATAAAGTATTAGTACAATTAAGACGGGAAGGAAGCGTTAGTTGGTACTTTAATAACGATAATCGGGATATTGAATGGGAGGGAATACTATATAAAGCCGTGCCAATGAATTATAGGTTTCCGGGAGCAAGAGACGGCGTTCCGTTAGGCGGCGTACTAGAGATAGACATCGATCAACAACAAACTATAACAAACGGAGAATCTTACGGATATGAACTATTAAAATGGTTTGATGAAGCAGATGACACTGCGGAACTTGAAGTAGTGGCAATTATAAAAGACGGTGAGATCACCAAGATAGGGCAGATGACGCAGAGACACGGAATAGTAAATTGGGATGGTCAAAAAATAGTTTGGAATCTAGGATCGGATGACAGAATGAATATGCAGATCAATCCCATAACATTTAACTCGGATGCGCTAACAGGATGACAATTTCCGACCTTGTAGGTCTGCCGTACAAGGTGCATGGCAGAGATGAATCGGGGCTGGACTGCTTCGGTTTAATTTGGCTTATAGCCTTACGAAACGGAACGCCGATTAACGATCCTGTTTATAAAGGGTTTAATCCCGAACTTGTCAAATTGGCAGATGAAATAGGAGTTAAGAAAATCGAGCATTTTGAAAAAGGCTGCATAATTGAAATGATAAAAGACGGACGGTTACATCTAGGATATGCGTTAGATGAAACACAAATGATTCATTGCACAATAAACGAAGGTGTAATTGTGGAGAATATTTACAGATACCCCGTAAAGGGATTTTATATTTTTAAGTGAGGTTTTTATGGGAATAGTAAACGCAATAAAAGGTTTAGATACTAACAGGGAAATATATAATTTTAACGGCAAAATCCGTAATAACCTCGATCTTAATTGGGAATATACAAAAATATACAAAGGCTCCGAAGAACTCACACCTGACTATGAAGTAAAGGAAGATGAAATAATTACTATCCAAGAATTGCCGGGCGCGGCAACAACAGCAGGTTTAATAATAATAGGAATTATTGCCGCTGTGTCAATTGGAGTTGCCGTTTACAGTATAGAAGAAGCTAAAAGAGTAGAAAGGGAAATGCAAGAAGCTATGGAAAGGGTTAAAAAAAATAACAAACAACCCGATGTTGCAAGCATACCTAGTCTTTCAGGTGGTAGAAATGAAAAAGCAGACAGCAAACAAGCTCCTATTATTTTAGGAAGACATTTATTTACACCTTACTTTTTATCAGAGTCTTATTTAAGACCCGAAGGAACAGACGGCGAGGATTTATATTTTTACGCGACACTTTTAGCAGGACAGAACGGATTAGTATTTGAAAAGATAAGAAACGGCACAATAGACCTTGTAGAATTTTCCGGCAACACTCCGCAAAGAACAGTAGAACCTATAGAATTTGGAAGCGGCGATGATCCGTTTCAAGGTTTTTTAGAGATAGTGCAAAAAGGAAACGAAGAATCGCTTAATGAATTTTCTACATCTATCTTTGAACAGAAATGGGTTGATTCTCTAGGCTCGACTATAGAAATTGGCAGGAAGAAAAAGGATAACGCGCAACCTACAGAAAATAATATTTATATCGAAGATGACGGCGAAGACCCTATAATAAGAGAAACCGCAAGGTTTCCTATGAGGGCGGAAATAGAAATATTTTTAGACGGTCTTTTTAGCTGGGATTCTGAAAATGGAGTTGCAGTTAATGCGAGTGTGGATATAAGATTAGAATGGTCTCTTGACGGAACATGGGATAATCCGGGTGTAATTGATATGCCTTCACCGTGGGAACCTATAATAGTTGACGGAGTAGAGGGCTATAGAATAACTAGAAATCGTGTCGCGCAAATGAGATTTATTGCAGAGATAGATTTTCCTTCCAGTATTTATTCAAAAGAGGGAAACCCTGTATTTATAAGGGCTAGAAGATTGTCATTAATGCGTAATGGCGGCAGGGATATGGTATATGTATCTGCTATAAGAACCAAACAGTACAATCCAAGAAATTCAAGTAATACCCAATTAATCCCTGCAAAAAATATACATGAGAAACTAAAAGATAAATTCTGCCGCATAGGAATTAAATTAAATGTAAACCAAAATACAGATGAAGCATTGGATAGATTCAATGTCATAGCGTCAATGTCCGGCAGAACATGGAATGGTTTAGAGTGGTCTGATATTAAGACCAAAACTTCCAATCCTGCGGCGGTTGCTCTTGAAGTGCTTACCGGATTAATACATGAGCCCAGCAAATATAAAGATAATGAAATCGATCTTGAAAGTTTTGGAAGGTTATATGATTATTGCAAAAACAGACAAATAAGAGTAAGAAATGAAGAACCAATTGATTTTAGTTTAGAATCTAACGGAGTAATTATAAACGCGACAAGACAGAGTGATATATTAAAATCTATATTGTCCGTATGTGATGCGGGATTATATATTAATGAGTTTGGAAAAATAATTGTTTATTATGATCACAGCCAAGAAACACCCATAGGCTTGCTTAATCCGCAAAGAATAATGTCAATGTCCGAAGAAAAAAACCTAAACAGAAAAGCGGACGGATATGCGGTAGAATTTATAGATCAGGATTCGGACTGGCAGAATGATACTCATAGGATATTAAAACCTAATGTAGAAGAAAAACCCGGCGAAAATGAATACACGACCATTAAACTTGACTATACTACAAATTATTATCAGGCTATGTGGCTTGCAAGAAGAATGATGGCAAAGGAAGAACACCGACCGGGAGCGACAAAGGTACAAGTAGGAAGGGAAGGAAGATTATATAGACCCGGTAGCTTAATCAAAGTACAACATGAAAGATTTAAGATAGGTTTAGGATCGGGCGAAATTATAGAGACGCTCTATGACAAAAATATGATTATCGGTTTTAAATTAATGGAGAAATTCGATATTGCGGCAGATAGGGATTATTATATTGAATGGTACGCGGTCGGCAGAGATAGAAATAGAGTAGTTGACAAAAAACAAATTCAGAGTGTCGGAGAATATACAGATACTTTAATGCTGACTGTTCCTATTCCGATTGATAGTGAAATTACCCCTGAAATATTTAATCCGTTAAGCGTATTGCATGGAGAAAAAGGAACTTCTAAGGTATGGGAATCAAAAAGATATATAGTAACAGAATTGAGTGAAGTACAACAAGGATATGATTTAACAATAGTTCCTTACAGTGATGCGGTTTATGATGAAACTAGGTGGGATATACCAATAAGACAATCGCATATATTGAGTGTCGCACCAAGATCATTTGAACAGCATATATCCGCTCCTTCTGTTTTGCAGGGAGTAAATGGTATTACTCCCCATATAGGGGAAAACGGGAACTGGTGGATTGGAGACACGGACACAGGAAACTCCGCAACAATTCCTGATGTGATAATAACCGAAATTGGAAAACGAATAAGCAGTGCTACCCAAGTAACTTTACAACAATTAGGAAATATGATAATGGAAAAGTTCGGAGGTGAAACACCAGCGCCATCAATAAATATGTCGGGTTCTATTTTTACAACTTCCTTAATTATAATAACAGCTTCCAGTTATAATAGTGGCGTTTGGACTTTATACGGGCAAATGAATAATGGGAGCCTTGCAGAAATAATATTAGAAGGCTCTACACTTTGTTATCCGAATTTATTGCTATTAATTTAAATCTCCGATCTTTTTTCTTTTGTTGCCTCTTGTAATAGCTCCATTTCCTTTCTTAAAACACTCCGTGCGTAATCATTTGTACCGCTCGTATCTCTTTCTGCCGCAGAATAACCCCTATTATAAGCTACCGCAACCTGATAATCAGTAAAACCGAATTTGAATAACCATGACAAATGTCTTATAGCTAAAACAGTATTGGCTTTAGGATCAGCCCAATTAAATTCTTCCGTTGACTTCCACAAGTTAGCAACAAAATCTACAAACAGATACGCAGAGTTTAACTGCCATAACCCCAAATCCAAAGTATTGTTAGTATTGACATTAACCGCTGACGGGTTTCTGTCGGGGTTTTCCGCATGGAGTATAGCAAGCGCAAAGTAGTAGGGCACTCCCTCAGCCTCACATACCGATTTAATAAAACTGTCAAGATCGTCATTATCTTCTACGATTGGTCTTTCAAGATTAATTGGTATATGTACAATTTCTTTTGCATACATTTTATTAATTACTAAAAAAGTAATCAATCCGAAAACAATACCTATGAAACAAGGTATTATATATTTTAGACTTTTCTTAAACATATTCACCGCCTTAAAACTATCTTATAGAAAATCAGATATAAAACAATATTTACATATTGTTAAATCATATAAAAATAATATTATTATTAAATGCGCCGATCCCCTTTTGTAGAAATAGCCCATAAAGCATTAAAGGATAATGAAAAAGGTTTTGCCGAACATCTGCTGGAAGTTGTAAATCTTACACTGCTAGAAAAAGAAATTATTAAAATGACAGAATTAGACGGTATGAAGACTGAATCAGCTTGTATGAATTTAAAACATTGGCATAATAAAAGAGATTGTAGCGAATCAAATGCAAATAAAATAAAAAGACAAGGCATGATAAAAATAGGTGAGTATCTTAAAAACCTTAAAAGTAAATGATACGGCTATAAATTAATTAAAGTATAAATATATTTTTCCCATACAGATTTTCTCTTTGTAGTTACATTTTAAGTACACAAACAAAGAAAGGAGAAAATTATGTACCAGAATTATGACTATCAATATCCGCCTGTATCAAACCACTATATGCAAAAAGCATTAGGTTACGGCGGTTACCCGCAAATGCAGCCATTACAAATGCCACAGACAATTTGTCTAACGGTTGGAAGCTATGAAGAGGCAAGAGCCGCTAGAATGGACAACCTTGCTAATACTTATATCTTTACGGATTTTAACAACAACAAAATCTATGTAAAGAAAATCGACAACAATGGGAACCCTACGCTAAAAGTTTACGCGGAAGAAGTGCCGCCCCCGGCAACCAATGAAGACAAGATCACTTTGTTGGAAAAACGGTTAGCGGAACTAGAGGCTAAAAATCCAAAAACGGAATTGCCGCCATTGCCTGCGGCGGTAGCACCAGTTGCACCTGTACAAGTTGCACCTATACCGGGGGTTTAAATGCTTAATATGATGCAATTATTTCAAATGATTAGAGGCGGTGGCAACCCTATATCTTTTCTACAATCAATGGCACCTAACAATCAAGAAGTTATGAAAGTATGCCAGTTTATACAAGGCAAAGACCCAAATGAATTTATGGGCATTGCTGAAAATCTGGCAAGAGCTAAGGGTATAGACATTAACCAAATGAAACAGCAGATAATGCAACAATTTGGTATGGGTATGTAATCCTTCGGGTTTATATAAATTTATTTTAAGGAGAATCTTATGATTCAAGATGTAGGTGGAACGCCAGCCACGGTTGTAACTGGCGGCGGTTGGGGCGGAGACGGAATGGGCGGCTGGATGGGGCTCATTTTAATCCTTGCCCTTTTTGGCGGCTTCGGCGGCTTCGGCTTCGGCGGAAGAGATCATCGCGATGGCGGCGGAAGAGATCATGGCTACGAAGCCCTTGCCTTGCAAAAGGACATTCTGACAGTCGGTTATGGCAACGAAAAAAACACGATGGCTATAATCCAAAATCAGAATGAAGGCTTTGGAAAAATCCTTTGCAAAATGAGCGAGAACGAATTGCGCGAGGCTTATGCAAAAATTGCAGAATTGAACACTTGTCTTTCTGAACAGAGGGTAACAGGAACTATTCTTGCTAACTTGCAGCCGCCTAGACCGATCCCGGCGTATTTGCGCCCCGATCCCTATGCGCCTTTTGGTCAGCCTCAGCATCATGGGTACGGCGCATTTTAAGCTGTAAATCAGTGTTTCCAACCTTTTCAAGGTTTGTGTAATTTTGAAAAGGGGAGCGATCCCCTTTTCATTTTTAATTTTTAAGGAGAATTTATATGTGTGATTGTGATTGCAGACGAAACCTTCAGGTCGAAACTTTGACCGTAGCGGACGGCGTGTTTACCATAACAATAAGCCAGCAACCATTAAATGACGGCAAGTTTTATTCATTAAGACTTGATCAAGCGTTCCCCACTTTAACGGGAACAGAAACTGTAGAAGTTGTAAACGGTACGGAAACCGTACAGCTTGTTGACAGACGGGCAAGGCAGATTTTGAGTGAGAGAGTTTTACGCAGAGGCGAAAGACTTAGAATGATCTTTACTCAGAATAGTATAGGTGCAGTGCCTGTCTTCATGGTAGTTGAAGGCATAGTGCCTCTTCCGTAATGAATGATAATCTTAGCTTAGCAACTTTCATAGCTACTGTTCTAAACCTTGAAGTCAATGTTGAAATACTGCGAGTAAGTGAAAAAATATTACTTGCAAATGAAAAAAGGGTAGAGCAGGGGAATAGACATGAAGCTCTGCTAGGCGAGATTATTAATCTTTTGAATAAGAATATTGTTTAATCCTTTTAGGATTATAAAATTAGGAGAATAAAATGGAATTATATAATGAAGTAGTAAAATGCGTTTGCCAAATGATTAGATCATGTAAAGACGCATCCGCTTTTTGCCAAACAGAAATAAAAGACGGGTACAAAAGAATGTACCAGACCTATGCTTTTTTGTATGAAAAAGAGCTTGAATGGTTGAAAAAGAAAGTTTTCGACCTGTATCGAGTCAGACCAAAAGACGATCATGTAACAGTCGCTTATAACCCCGGAACATTTCATGACCATTTTACGCACTGGACTAGATTCATGGAAAACAGCATTAAAACTTTGGGTATGCTTAATAAGCAGATTTACGATTCTGACGGCATACCTAGCAAGTCATTAAAAGCCCTCGGTAAAATTATCTGTAAAGCCTGCAAGGATTATGAAAGGGTATGCAGAGACTTAAAGATTTATACTGACACAAAATGGAATGAGGTTATTGTCCGCGAAAGGAATGATTTTTATCATGCTAAATTCAAATGTTACATGGAAAAGCTGGGTATCTCATGAACACACCCGATTATTTTGTAAATGAGTATAAAACTACTCTTGCCAGTCTGCCGGAAACCCCGACACAAGCCGATCTCCATGCTATTAATTGGCTGGGTACAACCGCAATGATTGTGAGTGCAGCCGACCACTTGGGAATATTAAAGCACGAAATGAAATGGCATAACAACGAGATTGAAGAGGAATTAGCCAGTGCCGCCGAGAAATACGCAGAGTACCAAAAGACAGGCGACCAGACCATGCTAAACATGAGCCGGGAAGAACTTAAACACGCTTCCTACTATATCAATCAGGCTAAAATGTCCGGGGGTGCAAATATAAGAAAAAACCTCCCTGAGTACGAAAAACGGTATCGGGAATTGTCCGCTAAAATCAACGAAAAACACGGCAACGAAAAACTAGGGCATTTATGAGCTGTCAAGGAAAACTTGACAACTCCAAATATTGTTTAATTTTATGGGCTTGGTAGTATAGTTTATGAATTTTACGGAGTTGGCTCACGAAGCTAAAAGCTCTTTTAATCACTATGTTGAAAACAAGAGCGCATATTCGGCTTCCCCAACCCCGGAAAATGAACAGGGCATGGACAGGGAATTGACCATGTTATTAAGACAGCTTCTAGGATTAGCAAAGGAACTGGAAGCGCAGACGGAGAGCAGAGTAGAGAGGGAGAGATTGAGGCAGTTTGCCGTTGAACTAACTCATATTTTCAAGTGAGGCAGATATGGAAATATCAAATGAGAAAATTTATGAACTATTGTGTAAGTTTTTGGCTAGGCAGGACATACTAGAAGAAAAGTTGAAGGACATTGAAATTGAATTAAAAGCCATTAAAACTATCTTCACAAAACACATGGAGGTAGCGAGATGACATTATCAATAAGCGAAATAATTACTATTGCAATGTTTTTTATAACTTGCGGCACCTTAATTTGGAAAATGGCGTTATTATCCGCTAAGGTAAGTCAAAATGAAGACCGTGCAAAACTGGCACATGAAAGAATAGACAAATATAAAAAAGAACACGAAGAAGAAAGGGGTGTATTACGAGAAGAAATTATCGGCTTGGGAAGGACACAGGCGCGTATAGAAGAGCGGTTAAATGCTATTGTTGAAATGCTAAAAAATAAATAGGGGGTTGTATGACAGAGCCAAAAAAAGATGAATTAAATGAAGAATTAGAGTCAAATGAATTAAAAGAAACAGAAAAAGCAGAAAAAGAATTAAAATGGTCAACGCCTAAATTTATTATTGGTGTTGCAAAATTAATATTTAACCTATCCACTGTTTCATGGGGAATTTATACCTTTTTCATACAGGATATTATTCAAAAAATATTCAGGGCAACCAATGGTGAGTTGTCCGCATATCTGACATCTCCAGTAATGATTGTTTTGGTAAGCGGCTGGGTTGGCGCAACCGTAATAATGGGGTGTAACTTACAAAAAGCAGTAGCGGGCATGATAAAAAATGCGGAGCTTAAACTAAACAATAGTTTTGCTATTAATGCCGAAGTTGCCAAAATAGTAGAAGCCTTTACAAACAAGGAGTCCAAATGAAAATAACGCAAATGCTTTTAACAAAAGGAAAGCCCGCAAGAAACGGGGAAAAGTTCCACAGACCAGTTGACAGTATTATTATACATTGGATCGGACCGTACCCTGGGCAGGTAGTATCTACCCCCCGTAACTGGTGGGAAAATGGAAACTCTGTAACCGGAGAGACTGACGGCACGGGCGTAAGAGCCTCGGCACATTTTATAATTAAGGATGCCGATGTTATTCAGACTTTGCCGTTAGATGAAATTGGACTACATAGCGGCGACACCCGGAACTTTCACAGCATAGGAATAGAAGTAATCCCCATGAATAAAGAGGGGGAATTCTCTAAACATACTATTGATACTCTTAGGGCGGTTATAAAGTATATCCGGCAAGAAACAGGATTGGATTTATCCCTAGAACGGCATTATGACGGAATACAACGAAAAGACTGTCCAAGATTTTATACGCCGCTCTCCGAGGTTATAACAAAGGAAGAACAGTATAACAATGTAGAAATGAAGGGCGAGGAGAGATGGGAATATCTAAAAGCATATTTGAATGATTGGAAAAGATAGGGGGTAAAATGAAATGCAGAGAATTATTATTTTTATCATTGCTATTTTGCTTGCCGCTACTTGCAGTTGCACAACAACCGCCGTTGTCGATACAGGGGATATTCAGCGCCTCCAGCGAGAGCTTGAACATTATCGAGCAGAATACGAACGAGCAATCGAAGATAATAAGAGGCTTACAGAGCGAGGTCTTGAAATGGCAGAGGCAACTACAAGAGCAACAACGGAACTCGGAAATCTCAATGCAAGCACAATTGATGAGGTATCAAAACTTAGAGAGTATATCCGAATCCTTGAACAATACTATTATAACACTGCAAATTGATAATCAGAACAAAGACAGGGAAATATTAAAGCTGGTAAAAACTAATGCTAATCAAAAATACATAATTATTATCATGGGTTGTATTTTGGCAGTCATAGTAGGCTTTTATATTTTCAAGTTAATTATTTGGATTAAAAGCGGGGGATTAAAGAAATGGCTGAAGGTATGAATGTATTATTAATTCTAGCCTGCTTGTTTTTCTTTGTTGCTTATGCTTTGGTAGTTACATCGTGGAAACCATAAGTAATCCGCTAGATGAATATGAAGTATTCCGCAGGGCGTTAAAAAGGTTTCAAGATTATATAAAGCACCTAGAAACAATCCCGGATAAAAAACTAACAAATACGGAAAGAAAACTATTAGCAAAATATGCCCGTAAGTTAAAATAGCGTTGGGAAATATTTGCGATGGCATTTCTTTAAAAATCGGGTATCACAATGGGTATAAATTATGGTAGTTTCTATACTACTATGCCCTAATAATTGTTGAATAGTCCTTAAATCCGCACCGCCTTTTAGTAATTCGGTTGCGAAAGTATGGCGCAAAGTATGGAGCTTGGAAGATAAACCTGCTTTTTTAGCTATCAATTTGTAATTACTCCACATACCTTTTCTTGTAAGCCTGCCGCCTTTTTTATTTATGAATAATGCCTTGGACTTATAACCCTTTAATAATTTGGAGCGGGATTCTGTCAAATATCTTTTTAGTAATAGAGTAGTGGAATCGGCGTAAATTACATATCTCTGTTTTTTACCCTTGCCTGTAACAAGGGCAATATTTTCATTCAGGTTCAAGTCATTCAAATCAATGGCGGCGGCTTCGGACACCCTAAGCCCGGCTGTATAAATAAGTTTATAAAGGGTTGCATTTCTTAATCCGTATAATCTATCTGTATCAATCAATTTAAGCAGACGGTTTACATCTTTATTTTTAATCACTTCAGGCAATTTCCGTGGTGGCTTTTTGGTCTCCAAAAGGGGTAAAAAATCATATTTTGCCAATCCCTGTTTTTCAACAAAGCTCAAAAAAGAGCGCAAAATTACAATAATATTATTAGTATGTTTTACCTTGTTTGACCGATAGGCTAGATAATTTGTAAAGCCTGACAATCCAATACTAAGGGTTAAATTATTAGTTTCAAGCCATTGCAAAAAATACCTAATTTCGTATTTATGATTATTTTGCGTAGTTTTTGATAATCTTGTTATGTGCATTAAATATAATTCTAAAATATTAAAATTCAT